TACTTTAATTCAGCATCCGATAGTTTAAAAGTTGGTGATTTAATTTATGTGTACGATAGTAATACACCTACTGCTAGTTTAGTAGTAGTGTTGTCAAATGCATCTGGAGTAGTAGATGTATCTGATGGTGAGGCTATTACTGTTGCTGACGCAGATTAATAAATAAATATGAGGAGGCCCTTAATGGGCCTTCTCTGTATTAAAAAGGAATTAAATGGCAAGTGGCGATACAAATATAACTATATGCAACCAAGCTCTAAATTTATTAGGAGCTGATACTATAAGTTCATTTAGTGATACATCAAATGATGCTGCTGCTGTATGTAATAACATTTACGAAACTATTAAAAGACAAACTCTATCTATGTACCAATGGAGTTTTGCATTTACAAAATTACAATTATCTCAATCTTCTACAGCACCAATAGGTGAATGGGATTATAGATATGATTTACCTTCAACAGCTGTTGCTGGTCAAGCCTTTCAAGTTTATAATTCTAAAGCTACATCTGCTCAACCAATTAATACTTTTGAAATATTTTATACATCATCTGGCCCAGCAATATTTACAAATGAAAAAACAATTTTTATTGATTATATTACAAGTGAAATAACAGAAGGATTAATGCCTTCATATTTTGTACAATTACTTGTTTATATGATGGCTTGGCATTTAGCTGAACCGGTAACAGATCAAATAACAAAGGCAGATTATTGGAAAGTTACAGCATTGGGTACTCCATCTGAAAATGGTAGAGGTGGTTATTTTAGACAAGCTGCTAATGCAGATGCTAGAGGTAAGCCTCCTTATGCAATACTAGAGTTTCCATTAACAGATGTTAGATAATGAGCAGAGCTGTAACCTTACAAACAAATTTTACCACAGGGGAAATAGATCCTTTATTAAAATCTAGAATAGATATTGATCAATATTATAATTCTTTAGAACAAGCTCGTAATGTAGTTATACAGCCTCAAGGTGGAATTACTCGTAGGCCAGGATTACAATATATTTCAACTATACCTTCTGCTGCTGCTCCTCAAAGTGGATGTAGATTAGTACCTTTTGAATTTTCAACTACACAAAGTTATATGTTGTTATTTGTACACAACAGAATGTACATCTACAAAGATAAAGTTTTACAAACAAACATTAATGGAACCGGTAATGATTACTTGGTTACAACTATTACATCAGCAATGATTAGTACAATAGATTATGCTCAATCAGCAGATACATTAATTGTTGTCCAGGAGGACATGGCCCCTAAACAAATTAAAAGAGGAGCTAGTCATACTGCCTGGACTATTGCAGATATTACATTTGAGTATATTCCAAAGTTTGCATTTTCATTATCTACATCTAATCCAGCTGGAACAATAACTCCTTCTGCTGTAGATGGTAATATTACAATAACAGCATCTTCATCAGTTTTTTCATCTAGTAATGTTAATGATTATGTTGAGGCAGTTGATGGAATTGGTAGAGCAAGAATTACTAGGCATGTATCTGGTACATCTGTTGAGGCTATTGTTGAAATACCATTTTTTAATACATCTGCTATAGCAAATGGATCTTGGTTATTAGAAGTTGATTATGTAGATGCCTGGAGTAATACTAATGGTTATCCTAGAACAGTAACTTTTCATGAAGGAAGATTATATTTTGGTGGATCTAAATCTTTACCTAATACAATTTTTGCATCTAGAGTAGGAAGATTTTTTGATTTTAATCCAGGTGAAAGTTTAGATGATGATGCTATAGAAGTTACATTAAACACAGGCCAGGTTAATGCTGTTACAGGATTATTCTCTGGTAGAGATTTACAAATATTTACTAAAGGTGGTGAATTCTTTTTACCACAATCAGATCTAGATCCAATCACACCCAGCAATGTTGTAATACAAGGTGCAACTAAAAGAGGATCTAAAGAAGGTATCAAGCCTGTGGGAGCAGAAAGTGGTACAATGTTTATACAAAGATCTGGTAAGTCATTAAGAGAATTTTTATTTAGTGATGTAGAGTTATCTTACATATCAAATAATATTTCTTTATTATCTTCTCATTTACTTGTTACTCCAACAGATCTAGCATTAAGAAAAGCAACATCTACTGATGATGGTGATTTATTATTAATTGTTAATAATGATGGATCTCTTGCAACCTATTCAATCTTGAGAGGTCAAAATGTTATAGCTCCTTCTTTATCAACTACTGATGGTGAATTTATAAATGTAGCTGTAGATGTAGATACAGTTTACTATGTAATTAAAAGAACAGTAAACTCTAATACAGTTTATTATGTAGAAACTTGGAATGATGATAATACTACAGATAGTTCAATATTATTTACCGGTGGTACAAAACCATCATCTACAACATTAAGTGGTTTATCACACTTACAAGGTAAGACAGTTAAAGTAATTGCTGATGATGCAATGCAAAATGATAAAGTTGTTAATGGATCTGGTCAAATAACTTTAGATGCTGTTCCAACAACTTATGTTGAAGTAGGATTAAACTATACACCTACTGTAAAAACCATGCCGGTAGAATTAAAATTACCAAGTGGTAATACAATAGGACAAAAAAAAAGAATAGTAGAGGCATCACCTTTATTATATCTTTCACAAAATTTAACTTTAGATAGTAAAGATTTTCCATTTACAGCTGCAACATTTTTTACAGGAAAGAAAAGAAGAAAACCAATGTTAGGTTATGATCGTGAAGGGCAACTAACATTTAGTCAATCAGCTCCCCTATTCTTCACATTACTAGGGGTAGAATATAAAGTGAGTGTAGGACAATAATATGGCAAATCCATTCGTAGTTATAGCAGTAGCAGCATCAGCAATGAAAGCCTATGGTACTCTTTATCAAGGTTATGCAATGGCTGCTTATTATAAAGGCAAAGCAGATCTAGCTTTACTCCAGGGCCGGACAAAAAAAGTAGAGGCTAAAGAAACAGGAGTAGATAAATTAAGAGAATTAAATGAAGTGTTGGGAACCAATATAGCTCGTAATGGTGCTGGTGGTACTAATCCATTTACAGGATCTAATGCTATTTTAAATTTTGTAGTTCGTAAAAGAGCTGGTGAAGATTTTAGGCAAACACAATTAACTCAAGATATTGTTGAGGCATTTAGTATTGCAGAGGCACAAATGTTAAACAATGCAGCTCGTACAGCGAAGAAAGGTGCAATTATATCTGCTGTAGCTGACATAGGATTAACAGCTGGTAACATAGGAATGCAAGGAGGGTTTGGCGACAAATATAAATTATAATGGCTAAAGAAAGATTAAGATATAAATCAAGTACCATTAAAGGTTTTTCTGCTGGTGAGTTACAATTATCTTTTGCAGATGTAAGACAAAAAGCATCTATGTTTGATAACTTAAATAAAAAGTTAGATAGCATAAGTGATTTTGCTGTTAAACAACTTGGCGAACAAAAAGTACAAGAAGGTATAATGTATGGTGCAGAGAATGCTCCAACAGTAAAACAATTTCTTGATGCTAATCCAGATGAAAGAGAAGAATTATTACCTGGTGATAAAATTACTACTTTTGGAAAGTCAGCAAGAAACACAGCATTAAGTATTTTATCTAATCAAGTCTTAATGAATTCACAAAAACTTTTTAGTGATGCAGAATTAAATGCTGTAAAAACTAATTTAAAACCAGATGAATACATGGCCCAACTTAATGGAATTATTGAAGGTAGTGTTGAGGCTTTAATGGAAGTATCACCAGAGGCAGCAATAAAATTAAATGCACAATTATCAACTAAAGCTAATACTTATTATTTATCTTATTCTGATAGAGCTATTAAAGAATGGAATATAGCAGATAAAGCTGGATCTGTAGGTTTTATTACATCTAGCATTGATGATGTAGGAAAATTAATTCAAGGGCCAGATACTTACACAGATAATGAAGGAGTAGAACAAGAATTAACTATTGATATGAAATTTGCTTTTGGCCGACAAAGTTTAGAAAAATTTATGTTAGAAAAAAGATTTAAAGCAACAGAAATGAAAACTTATTTAGAGAAATATGATACAGCTGTATTAGCTGCTAAAAGTGATTTTGTTTTATCACTAACTAATTTACCAGAATATAATAATAAAGAATATGAATTTTACAAACAAGTTGAGAATGGAACATTCTATGGTGTAACTAAAACTTTAAATGATGATTTTGAGTTGCCTATGGAAAATCAAAAAGAATTACTAATGGCAAAACAAATATGGGAACAATCAAGCGAAACAGAAAAAACAAAAATACTTACTGATATTTCATCTAAAATTACTCAATTAAGTAATCTTAAAAATATTAAAGAGAATGCAGTTAATGCTGCTAACAAAGAGGCATTATTAAGATCTGAAGTTGGTTTTATTGATGCAATGAAAAAAAATGATTTAGTAGGAGCTGGTAATTTTTTAGCAATTATTTCTACTTTAGATGCAAATAAATATGAAACTTATAGTAAGTCATTAGGATATGAACCAGGTAAAATTGGAGTTAGTACACCAGGATTAAAAGATACATTAGAAAAAGAAATTTTTTATGGAAGAATTGGTGCTGATGAAATATTTAAATATGTAGAAGGCAAAGGTAAAGATTACATTGATGATGGTCAAACAGATTATTTAAGATTAGATGAGGCATTAGAATTAGCAAAAACATGGACAACATCACAAGACACAGATGTCCAAACAGCAATTAGTATTGCTAAAGCTAAAATATTAAAAAGTAGAGAACCAGAATTATTATCATCAAGTCAAAGAATTTCAGATAGAAATGATTTAAGATTATATAATCAAGTAGTAGCAGAAATATTAACTTCTAAATTAAATGATAAAACATTTAATGCATCTGCAACAATAGAAAATTTAATTGAAAAAACTAAAACTAATCAACTTAATATGGAATTTAGTTCAACAATGAAATCTTTAACAGATTTACAATTAACAACATTCCCTGGTATTGTTATTAATGGATCTACAATAGATCTTCCAACTCCATCGAAAGATATGACAGTAACAGATGTAAAAAATTGGAAGTCATTTGTACTAACACAAAAAGCAATTAATAAATTACAAAGAAGCGCTGAAAGAGGTAGTGAAGATTTTGTTCAAGCAGGAAAAATTAAATCAATATTAGATAATTTTGTTTTTGATGGC